CAGTTTGACTTGCTAGTTGAGTGTACTGTTGTCTTAGTGCTTCTACATCAGAAGGGGCTTGTGTATCTAAGCCAGCCATACCTAAGCCAAGTGCTTGTTGACCAAATTGACTTATAGTTGGGGCTTGCGACATCCCCTTTGCGCGTAAACCCTGAAAACGAGAAGGTATTTCTCGGGGTTGATAGCCCTCTGGTGCCGCTATTCTGCGTGTTATCTCACCTTCGGTTGATATAAAAATCTTTTCGCCTGTTTGTGGGTTGGTGTAGCCGATAGGTGCCCCAACAACCTGACCTATTGGGGCTTCCGGATTGAGAACGCTATTTGCAACAAAGCCAGCAGGCACTGCATTAGCTATTCGCTGTTCTCTTTCCAGCGACTTTTGTAGCACATCCGGGCTAAGTTGACCAAGCTGACCTTGACCGCCTGCTGCAACGCCGCCTGTTAACTGTCGTTGTTGTTCTTGCAAAAAAGATAAACCTTGCGGAGGAACACCACCACCTAAAGCACTTGCAGCTTGCTGAGTAAACATACCACGCAGCAGGTTAAGATCAGACGGTTGTTGTGCCGCAGCACCCATGAACTGACCACCTAAACCAAACGCTTGTTGTGCTGCTTGTTGTCTTTGGTACTCTCCATAAGGAATACCAAGCAAAGCACTTGTTGCCTGTTCTTGTAGCATGTCTTGAATAACATCTTCTCTTGGAGCCAGACTTAACCGTGCTGAAGAACCCTGAGCAGGAGATAAAGTTACGCCGGGCCCTGCTGAGGGTGGGAAGACATCAGATGTAAGTAAAGATTTACTTGTCAGACGATCAGGTTCAATTCCCTCTGAAGGAGTAAAGCCACCACCACCCGGAGGAGTGTACCCACCACCGCCTCCACCGCCATCTGGAGCAGGAAACATAGTAGGAGGTGCATAAGGTGTAGCATAAGAAGGTATACCAGCAGGAGTAAAACCAAACTGACTACCAGTAGTAGACGTTACAGTAAACGGTCTAAACTGTGCTTGTTGTAATCCTTGTTGTGCAATAATGTTTGCACCAGCTTGTGACTCATCACCAATATCACCAAGACGAGAATAAGCATTAGATAAAAGACCAAGACCAGCACTGCCTAACGCAATGTTACCTGCGTTATCTTTTATGTCTCCAAGTAAACTGTTTGTGCCGGTTCCAGTAAGGTAATTAATAAAAGGGTCATACCAAGCCATTAGTAAGTTCCTCCGTCAATCGTGCCTGTAGACAGAGTACCCGTAAACGTCAACGCAGGAATCGTTACAGTGCCAGTGAATGTAGGAGAAGCTGTGTCTGCTTTGGTTGCAACCGCTGTTGATATAGCGTTGAACTCAGTGTCAAACTCGCTACCACGAATAACCTTACCACTATCTCCAGAAGGTAAACTGTCCTTAGCAGTAAAGTTTGTTGTTTTTGTATAGTTACTCATACTGTTTTACCCATTAGTGCTAATACGTTAATCTCTTGGAGGGATAAAGCAGACCCGTTAATGTCAGCTTCTAGTCCTATCGTAATAATACTTCCGTTACCTGTTGCTTGAACAGAGTTTCTAGTCGTAAGTTCACCACCAGTAAACTCACCGATAGCAAACTCGTCAACACCGTAGTACGCAGGTACTTGGTTGCCTACAGTAAACTCGTAGGTTTTAAAGTCCGTAGCCAGATCGTAAGCCCACTTCATAAACACTGTTGCGCCTGTAGCACCAACCAGAGTCGGCCTGAGTTTCTTGAGCAACTTTGTTTTAGCAGGATCACCAAACGTCAGACCCGGACTGTAGTACCTAAAGCGGTACGCTGTTGTGTTGTCTACGTAACCTGAGTACGTCCCTATTCCGTCAGTTGTTCCTATGTACAACGTACCGTCAGTTTTAACTTCAAACGACTTGTGTGGAATAGAAGTCCACCTAGTAACCCTGTACGCACCGTTCTCTAGCCTACCCTTTAGATCAAAGCAGTACGCCGTAAGTTGATCTGGGAACGTGATAACGTAAAAAGAGTTCTCAGGGCTGTACACAGATGCCGTAGGTAACGTCCTGTTGTTAATCAAACTAATAATCTCAGTCTTTACGTTTAGACTCAGGTCAGATATAGGCAGTGACTTCTCTTGGATAGTACGTCCTAAGCTCCTGAGTCCTGTGTTAGACATAAACAAAACATCTGTGCCGATGTGCTGGACAGAGTTTCTACAGATGCACCCAACGCCAGCTACCGTGTCAACCAGAGCCATACTAGCTGGACTAGATGCTCCTCCGTACACAAGTATACTGTGCTTGCCAAAGATAATCAGAGTGTTGTTGTGTGCTGCCAACGCTCTAACTTCGTCGTACCCATCAGGCCAAGCCTTAGATACATCTATAGAACCACTGGAACCACCAGTGAAGTCTGAACCTATCAAAAGATCAGACCAGTAAATTGTTTGTGTGTCTGTTGCGTTGTCTACAATCCACAGTCGTCCGTAAGCTGCCAGAGCCTCGTGACACTTGAGGGTTGCTGCAGTAGCTCCACCATTAGCAACAGTAAACGTGCGTAGTCCTGTGGCGTTGTCGTACACCAGAGGATCGTACCCACGCTGAAAGAAGTAAGCCTTATCGTTAAAGTTTACAATCTTCCAGTTGTTAGTTGTGATGGTGTAAGCTGCAGGAGTAACATCAGTCAGGGTAGTTGTCCCTGTCATTATCTTGTTGTTACCTGCGCTGAACACTACCTCGTTACCTGCGTCATCGTAGAAGTAGTGGATCTTGTGTACGTAGTCTGAACCTAACTCTGTCTTGTCAGTAGTGATTACGTCGATACCCTTACGTGCAGCAATACGTCCACGCTTGTCAATCACTGCGTTGTCAGCAACGTCAGCGTAAGAAGGATCCTGCGCGATAGGCGAGTCTTCTGTGTTGACACCTTTGAACGCAGGAGCAACTAGGTTAATGCTTTGTAGTGGCTGTGCCATACGTCAGGCTCCTACGGAGTGTACCAGATGGTTTCTTCAGGGTGCTTCTGAGCGTCCATAGCAATAGCATCAGACAAAAACTTATCAGCAATACCAAAGTACTCAGGTGCTGATGTACCGCCTGTCTCGCCACGCTCACGCGCTAGTAACGCTACTGCCATGTGAATCACAGGTTGACTAGGAATCAACAACACATCTGTGTCAGAGCTTAACTCAGGGTTCCTTAACGTACAGTTGAATCTCAGGCTGTACACACCGTCAGGCTTAGGATAGATGTCTACCTGAGTATCGCCACTGGAGTCAACACCGTTGTACGTGTAGTACTCAGGTGAGCCTGACACGGGGTCTTGATTCAAGTACTTATTGTTAAACCAGTGCTGAGTCTGGTACTGCATAAAGATGTTTGAGGTATCGTTAATTACGTCTAGCACCTTGATCTTGTTCTGTGACCCAGTGAGCACGTAGTTAAAAATACCAGTAGACGTAGTAACCGTCAGGGTAGTCCTGAGTGCTGACCAATCCCAAGCGTCCTCTACCATCTTTTTAGCATCGTTTACAAAGTCACCTACCATCTTGCTGTAAGTATTAGAACTAACACTAGCTACTTCTTCTTCACGCAGCCGTCGCAATACATTATTTACTAAATTTAAATATGTCATATTAAACCTTTAAACATGCTGCTGTTTCTTGCTATTAAATTATTTATTTGATTTAAAGCCGTGTCTATGTCAGCCATATAATTTTCTTGTGGTAAATTAATAGAAGCATAGGTAGGGGCTGTATAAGTTGGTATAGCTTGAAAAGGATTAAAAGAAGAACCGCTAGTAGTACCGCCTAAAGAAATATCTTTAAACATGGAACCGTCTTCACCGTCGCCGTCACCATCACCGTCACCGTCACCATCGCCAGTTCCATCACCATCACCACCGCCGCCATCACCACCGCCGCCGTCACCGCCACCGCCGTCACCGCCACCATCATCTTTATTAGAATAGTAACCATACATGTTTGAAAAAGTTATAACGCCTTCAGTGTTTGGACCAGTGCCGCCGTCACCATCGCCACCATCACCGTCGCCACCGTCACCATCACCACCATCAGTTCGCTTGCTTTCAGTAGGTGTACCAGTACCGCCAGTTGTTCCGGTTGTTGGAGTAACTTCACCGCCTCCGTCACCACCATCAGTTCGTTTGCTCTCAGTAGCAGGACCAGTATCAGTAGTACCTGTACCAGTTTCAAAGCCGCCAACACCACCACCAACGTCAACTACACCAGTATCACCATCGTCACCGTCACCGCCATCGTCATCGTCACCGTCACCGCCATCACCATCGTCACCGCCGCCGTCTTTTGTTGTATCAACAATAGATCCTTCACCAAAAATATCTACGTTAACTTTTCTGTTTGGATCCCATTCACTATCAGGGCCAGAATAGTTACCACCTACTGTATAATTACTACAATCTTCGTCATCAACTATTTCAGGATTACCAATAGGATTACCGTTTTCATCAACACGAATAAACGTACAATCGCCTATGTATATGTAGTCGTGTTCTGGATCGTATTCCCAATCTTCAGATACAATTTCTTTTCCTGCGATAACACATTGACCATCAATAACAACGCCTTCTACACCACCAATAGAGCATCCAGCGCCATTAGGTAAATTAGTAGTATCTGTATCCTCACCACCTAGACCGCCTGTAGGTAAACACTCTCCGTTAACTACTACGCCATCTCTTCCTGAAATTCGACATGCATACCCATCAGGTAGCCAACTAGTATCGGTATCACCACCACCAGTATCATCACCACCACCAGTATCATCAGTAGTTTGCTTGCTTTCAGTAGCAGGTCCGGGGCCAGCACCAGTATCATTACCACCGCTTGTCATGAGACCGCCACCGCCACCAGCAGCGTCACCACCGTCAGTTCTTTTACTTTCAGTTTTAGGAGGTAATAAAGGAGGAAGAACTACAGTTTCAGTTCCAAACTCTCCTGTAGATTCTACTCCACCAAGAACAACTCCTTCTTCTCCTGAAATAAAATCATCGTAGTAATCTGACCAAACACTTGTACTACCTAAAGGACCGGGATCAAAGTTTTTTAAATCTTCTAAAGTTGCATCACCGTTTTGATAATCCCTTAACAATTTTGACCAACGATCAAGAGCATCTCTAATAGGTTTATTAGCTTCAGAACCCGGAGTTTTTTCTATTTCTCCTTTCAAATATTTTAATAGAGCTAAAAGATCTGGAGTAAGAAGGTCACCTAATCCTCCAAACCCAAAGTCTAAATAAGTACCTCTACCTAAAGGAATTGATAGTCTTGGAGGTTTAGCCATAGCTTACTTACCCTTTAGCTGCATCAGCTTGTCAGCACCACGTATGCCAAAGCTGGCTGTGACTGCAACGTACAAAAGATATTGATACCACTCAGGTAGTCTATCTAGCTCTGCAAAGGCAACGCCTACGCGACCAATAATATCAAGATCGTTCATACCTACGCCCCACATAATTGCTATTACAGGCGCACTTAGGACTACTGTGAACCACTCGTCTTTCCACGAGGATGCACTAGCCTGTGCCATGTGTTGTTCCCACGTAGCAGTGTTCTGTATAACCTGCATTGTGGCTGCATGTTTTGCTTGTGACTGCTCGTGACGGTTAGTCAACCAAGTCTTAGCGAGTCCAGCAAGAGGACTAATGAGTGCTTGCCACACCTACGACTTACTCCTGTTACGCCAGCCTTGCACCGTGTCGGTTTCCCAGATACGTATACCTGTCCACACGAGTGTTAACAACGCAGCCAAGGAAGGCAAAACGCCAGCCAAAGCACCTACACCTGTTGCTACAGAAACCGTATCCATTACCTCTTTCATCCCTTGATCTGCCATCCTCATGCACCCTTGATAATTACCATCGTACCGTATATGATGCCTGACGTTACGATAGCGGCTATGGATACTAAGAAAGTGTCTAGTAGCATCCGTTGTCTCTTTCTCTGTTTATAGATAACTTCTTCTCGTTGTGCCTTGATCTTACGTCTGAGCATTATCATCTCTTGGTAAGTCTCAACGCCGTATGACCACACAATGAGTTCCCTTATCTGTTTCTCTTGTTCCTCTAGTTTCTTCTTAGCTATAACACTGTTGAGTGCTTGTTGCTCTACGGTTTCGCCTTCAAACAACCTCTTGAAGACGCCGGGACTTTCAGCTTCTTTTTCTGCTTGTCTGATGTCAGACGCAAAGCTGTACCACTGCCCCAACTTTTGAGCAACGTGTTCAATCTCAGCACCTTTGTCTACTAACGTCTGTATACCTTTGAAGGTTGTAGACGCCATAGCAATTAAAGATAGAGGATCCATCCATTATCTTACCAAGACACGCCAGTGCCGGACGTAGGGCTAACTTGCTCTGCAATCTGTGCGTCGATAGCGGCCTCAACAGCGGCAACCTGCTCGTCACCCATTGCGGCCTTAGCCCAGCCAACAGCCATATCTTCGGTAATGTCAGCCCACTCGACAAAAGACTCACCCGGAGCCTCAAGCCCTGCTGTGCCGTAGGATGAACCAGAGTTGTCTCCGTCTTCCTTTGAACAGCGCCAGTGTACGGTAGTCACTACGTTGGTGTGACCGTCTTGTGATACGTTGTAATCCATTGCGGATACAGTCCAGTTAAACATAGTTTATGCTCCTTTAAGTGCCGCTACTTCGGCTTTTAAGTCTTGAATTTCTTTAATCATCATTGGGACTAGCTTACTGTAATCCACCTGCCACATATCGTCTTCAGTTTCACCTTGCGTTACTGCTTCAGGCGCAACGTCAACAAGTTCTTGTGCAACCATCCCGTACTTTTGATGCGAGCCATCAGTTTTCCAATCAAACGAACGTACACGGATAGCATCAATGTTACCCGCTGGTGCGTCTACGATGTTTTCTTTGAGACGTTGGTCTGAAGATGTATTAAATTGTGTTGAATTGCTATAGGTTGTTACAGAACCTACATTGCCGTTAGAGTTGTAAAGTAACCAATGCCCCGCACTACCCGCAGTATATCGTGCTGTTTTATAGTAACCAGCATCACCGCGTAGCTCTATCCCCTCAGAGCCCCCACCAACAGAAGTAGTAGTACCAACCAGCAAGTTGCCGCTGGAGTCGATGCGCATGGCTTCAGACCATGTTAATGTTCCTCCAGCAGTTCCAGAGGCCGCTGTGTCCCATACATGAAATCCCTGTTGTTGCCTATAACGCCCTGCTAAATTTGAATTTTTGTAAATCCAATTTGTTCCGTTGTAATAAGCGTTGTTAGTTACAAACGTAGTATCGTTATCAGCAGAAAAAGACGCGTAAGGGCCAAGATCAATAGCGTCAAATGCTGCGCTCCAGCTACTTGGAGTAGTGCCAATACCAACGTTACCGCTGGAGTCGAGTGTCATGCCAATAGTCGGTGTTGAGCCATAAGCAAACAACAAATTCTGCCCACCGCTGGCAAAGTTAGTACCGATCCTGTACTGAAGCGTATTGCTTTCGTCAGTAAAGTCTATGTTGTGGCCCTGCCCCGCACCACCTTTTTGCAAAACAATTGAAGTGTAGCCAGTAGAGTCAATGTGCAAACCAGTTCCAAGAATAAATGAAGGGCTACTAGTGCCAATACCAACATTGCCGCTGGCGTCAATACGCATACGCTCTGAAGTATTAGTCCAAAACAACATACCATTGCTATTATGATCGTATTGAATCAACCCACGATACTGGTCACTAGCTGATGTACCGTCGGCAAATGCTAGCCCACCTTGGCTCGTAGTTCCTGAATAAACGGTGATTCCTTCTGAGCCTGATCCTGTTCCAACCACTAAGTTGTTGCATTGTGCCGCATTAAACGTAGCAGGACTCGTAGTACCAATACCTAAATTTCCTGACGCATCAAGCGTCATTTTTGAGCCTATACCAGCTACCATAGACCCATCATTTCGTACAAAAAACAGATCAGATGTGGCGAGGTTCTGTGCGCGAAGAGCCAGTTGGGTGGAGTCATTTGTAGCGCCAACAACGTAGAGTTTGGCTGTTGATATAGACCCACCAATACC